CTGCATTTCGTGTTGAGTAACCCCCATCGCCCGTAGGAATAAATCCTGTTGCAAATCTTTTATTGCCCATTTGGAAGTTAGGTCTATTGCCTACTGCCAACTCCATTTGTGCTAATATCGGTGCAAATCTTTCCGTTGCCCTTGCTGTGATAACTGATTCACCTCTTGAAAGTTTAGCATCTATTGAATCACTTGTTGCCGTTCCCGCCCCATCTAATCCGATAACACCTGTGGCAAATGCTGGCTTTGGTGGCGCAGGCTGTGAAGCTATAACTGCTATTTGTGCTGCCCCTGTTGCCGCTGCAAGTGCCGACAATATAGCCCCCGCAAATGGCACTGGATTGGCAAATTGAGCAATTACCGCCTGAGCTGTATTAATTATGGTTTGAATTATTGACGTCGCTTTATTGGCTTGAAATTGCTTTAACTGAATTTGATATTTAGCGTTTGCAGCATCACGCTCAGATTTTTGTATTCTTATTGCTTTTTCTTCTTCACTTAATGTGCTTTGATTAATCGCATCTATTTCGGCATTCTTTGTATTGTCAATATTGTTCAATCTAGTTTCATAAACCATGTTGATAATACCCGCTATCGCTTGTACTGCTTTACTTACCTCCTCTAATGATTTTTGCGCTTCTTTTGTGGCTTCTTCATTTATACCTAAAGCGTCACCTAATGTTGCATCTCCCTCTTTAGCTTTTAAATTATCTTTAGCTTTTGCGATAGCTTGTTCAATCGCTTTAATGCCTTGTAACTGCTCTTTAGTTTGCGAACCTTCTGGACCTAAAAATTGCTTAGTTAATCTTAATTGTTCTTCAAGTGCCGTTAATTGTATTTCTGCTTTGCGCCTTTCTTTTTCTTTTTCAGTTCCAACGGATAAATCAACTGCACCTAATTCTAATTCTAATTGCTTTTGATTAAAAGCGATTTTATCATTGAACGCTTTAGCATTGTTAGCTATTATTTCGGATTCAATTTTCTTTTGGTTTTCCTGACGTTTCTTTTCAGCCTCTTCGTCAAACTTTTCAAGTGCTACTAATTTTTCTTTTTCAATAGCGTTTCTTAATTCAACTTCTTTTTTGCTATTGCCAGTTATTGATTCAAATTTAACTTCAAAGCTACGTTCTAATTTTTCCCGCTCTGTTAATAAAAAAGCATCCGATAAAGCCGTTAAATTATCTGCATACTTTTGTTCCTCTGCTAATTGTTTTTCCCTAGCCTTTTTATTTTCCTCTATAGCTCCTTTTTCTTCTTTATTCAATAATTTAATAAGCGATAATTGTTTATCCTTACCAGCATCACGAACTTGTATTAACTCTGCTTCAAGGTCTTGCAATTCTTTATTACCCTTTCTATCTGTAATGTTTTGTGATTGTGAAATTTTTAATGCTTGTATTTTTTTACTTACAATATCTTCTTCGAGTTTTTGTAAATTCGCAGTATTTCTAAGTATTTCATCTGTTGCTGCTTTGCGTTCTTTTGCTGTAGAACTTGCACTTTTAGCAATGATTAATAATTCAGTTTCTCTACTTGCATTTTGCGCTCTACGCTTTGCTATTGCGCCCTCCAAGTCTTCAAGTTCCCTTTGAATCTTAACTACCTCTTGACCTTTTTTTGCAGCATCGCCTATAAATTTGCTTGTATTCTTTGCTGCATTTTGTATTTTGTCTGATAGATTAGTTACACCAGTTCCAATTTGCGCTATCCCATTTGCAAGTTTCTTTGGGTCACGTTCTAATATGGCATCCAAAACAACTTTAAACCCTTCTAGTCTATTAATTAAATTGTTTTTTAAGAAGTCCACTAAATCAGTGATAGCCTTTTTAGGATTGCTGAAAACATTTATTAATTCAACGCCTATTTTTTGCGCTTCACCAAATAATGCTTTAAAAACGCCTGTCACATTTGCCAAAGCATCTTCCAATAAATCAGCCCCTTTTTCTGTTGAAGCAAATGCAGCAACTAACGAACCTAATAAGACAACAAATGCACCGACCCCAGTAGCAATCAAAGCTAACCTTAGCACCCCCATTGCGGCACTTAATCCGCCTGTTGAAAGTATAGACAGCTTTGTCGCTCCATCAGCTGCTTTTTGCCCTGTTATATATGCTGCTAATTGAACTTTAGCATCTCCAAGTGCAGCTTTATAAGTATTAAACGTTGTATTCAAACTTCCTAAAGAAACCCCAAATATTTTGATTTCGCTTACTGCATTTTTTAGCGCACCCTCATAATTACCTACATTTCTGCGATTATCGCCTAATGCCTTTTCTTGGTCTTTTAAAGTATCGCTTAATACTTTTACTTGTTTAGCAACTTCTTGGCTCGGGTTTCTTAGTTGTTGAGCATACAAAGCATTATACAACTTTCGATTTGTTTCGATTGTATTGCCTTGTAAATTAGTTATGTCGATATTTGCCTTAGTAGCTTTGTCGAGTTCGCCTAATCCTTTTTGTTGGTTTGTCAATACATTAGTCAAAGCGTTTACTTCTTTGCTTAATACATTTATTTCGGATTTTGCTCTTATTGCATCCTCTGAATATTCGCCCTGAGCCTTTTTTGTTTCTTGGTAATTAGCCCTTGCTTTCTCTAATTCAGAACCTAACTTAGCTAATTCACTTACTACTGGTTGTATGTCTATTTTAAATACTTCTACTTCTGCCATTACAATAATTTTATAAGTTCTACTACACTGCTATTTTTAGATGTATAGTCAAATTTTATTTTGTTCACATAAAAATAAGTATCCAATTCTCTGATATAAACAGGCTTTAAAAAATCCAAATTCGATACATCGCTTAAATTCAACCTGACATTTAATTCAATTATTTTATACTTATCTATAACACTAATTATGTACGTGTAATAATTATTAAATATGTTAAATCCAAAGCCTAGGTTATTTGTATAAATAGTATCAATGAATCTTGTAAATGGAACATTGGAAACTATCTGATAGGAACTCCCTGAAAGCACATCGGAACTATTCCTAACAAACATTGGAGAATTCCTTAATTCTAATATCAATATTCTCATATTAACATCATTGGCAATGTCTCCATTTTCGTAAATCTTAATTTGATTAACTGGGAATGTATAAGAAAACCTATTAACATTTTCAGTAGCGGAAAAATCTACAGAAATCAAATCTTTATTTACAGTAAGATTTTCATTTTGAATTACAGCGTTGTAATCCGTACCAACTGGCTTTATTACTGAATCATCATCTTTATATTTTAAAAAATTGTTTTGCGCATAATCCAATTCAAAATCAGTAATGTAGTCATCTGTAAAATCAACTTTGCCACTCCAGTCAATTGCATTATTTATATTATTTCTAATGTCGTTAAATTGGTTTAATTTGACCACTTTAGTATTTTCATCCACTGTTATCACACCTGAAAATAACTTCAAATAATTTTTGATAAAATCAGCCTGCTTTAAATTAGGTAGCATAGTTGATGGGGTCAAATATCTAAAGCCTCCAAATTCTCTTGCCTGTTGTTTTGTTCTTATGTCTAAAGGATTAAGTATAGTGCAACTTGTGATGTTAAAGTTTGTAGCGGAATCCATATATAATGATATTGCGCCCCCACTTTGAGTAGAAAATCTTATGCTCATTCCGCATTCACCATTCCCCCCCTTTTTTACTTCTATAAAATCAGTAATTGAATAGGTTGTGATTCCTAATGGTATATTTCTTGTATATGTTTTTGTTTGGCTACTTGTTATAACTTCTATTAATAAAACAGCCCTTGAAGATGGTGCTACTTTAAAATTCAATGTAAAATTTATTGATACTTCATCTGCAAAACAAAGATTTCTAAAATTATATGGTGCAGTAAAATTGCCCATTACTGTTCTCGGTCTTGTAGTTACAGTTGAATCAATCCAATATGTTTTTGAGGTTAATGGAGATGCAGCGTAATCAAATCTATAAAAAGGGTCAAAAGTAAATGTTAATGGCACAGTTGCGGGTCCTCCTGTCAATGGTAAAAATCTTCCTAAATATTTACTCCCGTCATAATCCCTTACTTTTTTACCATTGCAAGGGATTATAAGATTTGGCGTTTGTATGTTATTTTGCAATGTGTATCCTGCAGCATTACATATTTTATTTAGTATTGAATTTACTTTAAACGCTGGTAACATTGTTTCGCTACTCATTGTAGCTCCAACTGAAACGTAGGCATTTGGACTGTCTTTGTTGAAATCTACAATAGGGAATACTATGTCATTGTTATTGGTAGTGCCTATCCTTTCTGCATTGTAAAATCCATTGTAATCTGAATAGTTTAAAGCCAAAAGGGATTTGTCTTTTAGTAAATCAAAAAAACTAACATTAGTTCCGTATGTTCTTATATTATAATATCCATCGACTTTTTCTAAAGTACAAAATCGCATATTCATATCAACTCCATCAACATATAAACGGCAATCAAGTCTTTGATATGGTATATTTGATGCGGAGGTGGCTACTTCACAGCTTTGAAAAATGGCTCTATTGTTTGCCGTCTTTGGTAGCTTAAATGAAATTGACCTCGCACCTACTCTTTTTGATATATCCCCTATCGGTGCAATAGCATACTCACCAATAATAGTTTCAGTTTGCAGTACGTCCGCATCAACTCCATTTATTACTAATCGAATCACTGACCTTGTATGTTTAACTCTTTAGCTATCAAAAATCTAAATGTTCTTTCAACTATTCTTTCTCTTGTATCTCTAACAATCATGCTCTCTCTGTCAACTATAATTGGAGTGAACCTATCCTCAAAGTTTAAATAGTCGGGCAACTCTTCATCGTAAACCCACGCTTGTATTGAATTTCGCAAAGATTCTAACACTGATAATAGCTCGCTATTTATTACCCCTGTATTTACTACTACGGCTCTGTAAACATCTTTTAAACTTGAATTTTTTAAAGTTAAATTTTGAGTTTTAAATGTTTCAGCCTCTCCATCATTTATTTCGTAAATCGCTCTTTTGCCACCAAATAAAAAACTTTGATAACCGCCCTCTCTATTTAGCCAAACAATATTTAATCCAGTACAGCATTCAGGTGTATAAGATATAACTGCTGGTGCGCATACACTACCCTTATTAATAATTATAAGATATTCTATGCCGTCTGCTGAAAATCCTATTACAGTTGTTCCTGTAGTTACCGAAGCCATGTTAAATGTATAGCTTGTTCCTGTCCATGTAAACCACGCTGGCACAGTTACATAAGCACTCCCAGTCCACCTGCCTAATAATGTACGTGGCGTATTAGTAAAAGCATCTAATGGCTCACTAACAACTCCATTTGTAGCACAAAGATTATATGACTTGTAAACTATTTTCACAGTTCAAGTACTTGGTAAGTAATAAATATAATTAAATCAGAATCTCCTGCGGTGGGATTGCCAGTTTCTACTGTAAATAACATTGCACCGTCTGTCATAAAATCACTACCAGATGTTTTTAATACATCCGAATTTGCCCTTGTTAAATCAATATCAACTACAGTACCCTCGTCTGATAGCACTATTATGCCGCTTGTATTTGTTGCATAAGGTGTAGTATTATAATCAAATCTATAAACTATGCTAATCGGGTCAATGTAAAATCCTGCTGGTGGTGCAGGTATCAATTCAACTGGTGTGTCGTAAGCATCTAATATTTCTGCACTCGTTACAGTTACTTTGATAGTTTGGATTTCAGCAACTGGGGTTTCAGTTAAAAAATACTTCCATGCAGTCCCGTTATAATATCCGTACTTTGCCAAATCGGTATTGTAAACTAACAATCCGTTTGTTGGCGTTAAAGCTGTTATTTCAGCCGTTGTAAGTTGCTGTATCTCTTCTTGGTAATCATCTATTAAAGCGTCATTAAATGTCCTTAAATCGGCTGGAGTTATATCCGCTCCAACGTCACTAAATAAACTGTCCGATAATGCTTGTACTGCTATTTTACTCATTGTTTATGTATTTAAAAATCTTGAATTAAATCTGTCGTTAAAGGCTCTTCTTGGTAGTGGTGTATTAGAAAAAATTCTGCCTGTAACTAAACTTGTGCCGCTAATTAAAGTTACAAAGTTGGTTTGGCAAGTTGAGTTCGCTATTGATTCTCCCAAATATTGTTTTGTGCTTATATATTTTGAAAACAATTCCTCTGTATCAACTCCCGCACAAAGTCCTCTATGTATACTCGTGAAAGAACCAAAGAATACAACTCTAAACGGCATATATAAATTATATCCATTGTCAATATTAAACTGATTCCCTTGTTTTGGCGGTACTATTGGCAATAATGCAGATTGAACATATCCTGAAATATTAAATTCAAAAAATCCATCTTTATTTCCTTCAGGTGAAAAATCCGAAACTTTTAAATAAGGATATGGATTCGGACTAACTCCAACTGGCACTTCACTTGTTTGCCATCCTTTAAAAACCGAAAACACAGGCGGTTGCATATACTTTATTTCTCTTGTTCCACCACCATCATTAGTTGTAAACACTGTGTTTATTGTGTAGGTAACTGAAACCAAAGCGCCAAACATAAAGCCGTATGTGATAACTTGTTTAACCGTGTGATAGCCTTTATAAATTCCTGTTGTAATGTAAACTAAATCACCTGTTTTTAATAAAGTAGTGGAGTTCATGAATATCCCTGAAAATATTTGAACATTCCCACCGTTATTAGTAAATGCACCATTTTCAGTTGGTGCATCAAATAAATAGTTAATAGGCTGGTAAGCACTTACCCACTGTCTTGGCATCCTTAATTGTCTATAATTCTTTTGAATTGGCATTATGCTGCTATTTTTAAAACATCACTTGTAACCTCACTTGCAATCAAATTGTAAAAATCATTTTCAATTTCTTTTGTCAACGCATCATTGAATATTCCGCTCACCAAATCAGTTCCGCCTTGTTGCCAAATTGTAGTTCCCTCTTCGCCTATTTTTCTTTGAATAAGAAATGCTAATGAATCTTTGCTTATTCCATTTGGTATAATTCCTTTTTCATCTATCCACTTTCTTATTACATCTCGTGGCGGTCTTTTGCTCGGCTTTCTACCAAACTCTAAAGCACCGATATATTGCTCGGCATAAACAGTTAAAGTAGAGTTCTTGACATCGTAACGAACCGACTTAGCCAAACGACCTGAAGCATTAACAGCTCCATACTTGGTCACTCTTTTAGTCTGAATATCTTTAACCAACCTATCGGTTAACTCCAGTCCTAATTTATTTAAGTATTCGTTGAAGTCCATTTTATACTATTTCAGTTGGTAAACAATCGACAACTGTTGAAATTACTTTAGCGTTAAACCTCACAAACATACCGCTTGTTATACCGTTGAACTGCTTAAAATACGGCTCTGCTTGGTAACCTGTATATTGAACATTCTTAGCAATTAGCCATTGCTCTAATCTTCTTTGCATAATATCCGCTTGCTCGATTATCTCGAGTCTTTCTTCATCATTGGTGTGCGGAGTATCTTGAAAAATTAAAGCTATTAAGACGTTAGGAATAGTATCAACTGCTTGGTTTTGGTCGGCTCTGCTAATTGTAAAAGGATATAAATGTATTTGTGGCAAAGATTGTTTTTCAATAGCTAAGTTTGCATCCGATACTCTGCCATGATAAAAAGTACCATTCGGATTTATATCAAAGGCTATCTCTTTTATGGTATCGACAAAATCTTTGTACATTGGACAAAAGTAATCAATTTAAATAGCGTTTTATTTTGTTAGCCTTATTTTTTTTGAAGCATCCGATACGCCTCCTCAAGGTCTTTTTTGTACATACTTTCCTCAAAGTCCATTAATAAGACTTCATATATTTCCTCCGCTGGCAAAGCCATTACTTCACCCATTGTTTTGTGATACTTTTCACCAATGGTTTTAATGGTCATTTTAGCCCCAAACTTTTTAAACCTATCTACATCTGCCAACACCTCCGCTTGCGTGGGCTTATAGTCGTTTAATCGCTTGTACTTGTCAAAAAATCGTGATAACTGTTCAAAAAAAAAGCAGCCAAAGGGTATGAAATGGTAGTTGGTAGCTTTGAATAGTCCACATCCGTATATACTTTTAAAATAGGTATCATTGCTTTAAATGGTTTTTCGGCTGCAATTAAATGAGCCTTTGCAACTTCAACTTTACCATAGGATTCTTTTCCAATATCCATTTTATTCTCTTCAGCTACATAGGCATCGGGCAATTCACTCATAAATGAAGTAGCTAACATAATCGAACCTAAAGATTCGCTATTGAGTCGTTCTAACTGGTCTTTTGAAACATCGAGTAAACAACTAACTTGCTCCAATGCTGTTTCGCAATCCATCCAGTTAATAAATCTTTCGAACGGCACGTCATGCCATGAAGTTGGTATTTGAATTATTTGAGTTCCAATACTTGAGGTTATCATATTAGTGAATTTCGTTTTATAGTAGTAGCGTATTTTTGTTTGGTCAAATGTTGAAAACTATATCTAAGGGAGTCAATTCCGTGATTAAATGCATCAACTGGTATTCCTGCTTTTTTATCATTCCAAACATAATTAGATAATTCCTTTTTTAAGTTATGGCTTCGTTCGGTTATTATTAGTCGATAATCTTGCATTTTAGTAATGCCAGCACTTACTGAGCCTTGCCCCTTTTCGCATCCAATTATATTTAATCCTTTTCGCTTTAAATCGTCAATTAGTCTCGGCTCTGAATTATCTCCGATAATCAAATCAGTTGGTTTGCTAATCAGTTGTTTATTCGCTTGTAAAATAGCCTCCGTTCCCATCCCTTGACTTGAGTAAAGTAACTCGTCTGCAAATATAGTTTTTGTTTTTTCATCAACAGCAACTTTTATTAACGTGGTCGGGTCAATGCTAAACCCGTAATCCTGTCCATAAGCATAAGGTAGTGAATTGTTAAAATCTCCAATAGTCCAATTCGTAAATATTGAACCCTCCCTTGTTGCTCTTTCTCCAGAGCCATAAATTTTCCACCAATAATCATTGTGCTTTCTGCTTTCAATATCTTCTATTTGAGCGGCTGTTAAATAGGGGTTGTCTTTATAAGTAGTTATGAGCGGAGGGTATTTTTCAATATAAGGGTCGAGCCAGTGTTCTAATCCTAATGCAGGGTTGTAGTCGCAAATTATCTTATGCCTTGTTCTCGGAAATAGTTGGTCTATTGTTTCCTGTGGGAATTGGTGCGCCTCGTTAATCCAAATGAAATCTCTTGACCTACCATGTATCTTTGCAGGTGTGTCCGCTCCATAATAGCTTATTAAGTTACCATTCAAGTTATAAGTGTGCTCACTTTTGTTATGGTGCATGTCGTTATACAATTCGCATTCAATTAATACGTCTTTAAAATCCTTCCATGCCGTTGCCCTTAATGCTGTGAATGTATCTCGGCAAATATCAATGTCTAGTCCCGAGTAGTTTTCGCATAGCCATATCAAATAATAAATAATTGAATATGATTTTCCGCTCCGAGTTCCCCCCTGCAAAAGGGTTATTCGTTGTTCGGGAACTTTTTTTTTAAATAAAGAAAATTAGGGTTTGCTTTCATCGTCTAACCATTCAGGTAGTTTCTTTTTACTTACTGATACATCCATAGTTTGCTTTGCCTTGCCGTACGCTCTATCTAATAGCACTTCTGCTGCTCTTACGTCCCCTTTAGCAGCCTTTGCTCGTAATGCCTTTAGTATCACCTCCCCTGCGCTTATGCCGTCTTTTTCTTCGCCAAGCACATCAGCCAATAGTTTATCCAACTCGGGTAGCTTTTTAGGTCTGCCGTTTGGGTTTCCGCTTTCGCCTTTTTTAAAAGGCTTTAGGTTTTCTAATGTCGGTTTCTTTGCCACTGTTATGCCTCTGTTAAAGATTTAGTTCAATAGTAAATTCATTGGCTTTTCTTTTTGCCGATTTTATCATATTAGGATACATATTAATTAATTTTTTAATTGCTTCCTTTTCCATAGCAATTGTTCTATAATCTTTACACCCCCCATCTTTGCCCCAATGGTCATTCTCCCAATGCAAATACCTTAATCCTAATATGCCCCCATATTTTACTATGTGCCTTAGACATATCTCATAATCCTCTTTAACTTTAAACGTTTCATCAAAATAAAACTCCCCATCGTTAATAATACCCATGCACGATGCGGTTAAATATGTTTTTGTTAATATAGGCTTATATGGGTAAACGCTTCTTGGTGCTGATTCAGTTTTTAGTCCCCACATTTTATAATTTAATTGTTCTGTTATGTCAAATGCCTTTATAAACTCCTCACCCCAAAAACCCTCATCTCTTATTTCAATTCTCTTTGATTGTGTTAGTCCTAATTTAGTGTACCCGCAAAACTTCACATCATCGTCAATAAATACTACTCGCCTTTCTTGTGTATTTTTTAATATCCAATTTCTTGTGGGTGTTATGCCTTGTACATCCTTAGGCACTGAAACTATATTTTTATACAGTCCTTTGTATTGATGTATTTCACTTTCGGGAACGTACCAAGTTGCCAAATTTGGCAAAACCTTTTGGCTTGTTGTTAATCCTGCCCTCCCCTTACTTGGTATCGCTATTAGCACTAATTCTTTTTTTAAAATCATCCCAGTTCAAAACCCTTTCAAGCCCAACTGCATTAAATGGACTTCCTTTTTTATACCCTCCCTTAGAAACCATTTTTAGTTTCAATGTTTCTTTGATCTCCTCCCATTCTATACTATTCGGTTCTGCCATAATTAAAATATATTCTTTTGGGGGCTCAAGTTGAACGCTTTGCGGTATTTCTATTTCATCGCCATCCTCCAAATTATCTATTTGCTCATCAATTGGCACATCCAACCCCCATTTATCCAAATCATCTGCTTCGTAATCGTTGGCTAACATATTCCAATCCCATTCGCCACCACTTACGTTATCTTTAATAATAAACTCCTTTTGCTGTTCCTCTGTCAAATCCTCTGCCATAATTATCGGGACTTCTTTTAACCCTGCTTCTTTACAGGCTCTTAACCTCATATTGCCACCGAGTACAATCATATCAGCATTAACTACTATCGGACGTATTTCGAGCATCTTTGGGAAGTCTTTTATTGACTGCACCAACTTAGCAAATTTGTCATCCTTTATTACTCTCGGGTTGTTTGGGTTTGCTTTAATCTCTGATATTTTTACTTTTTGTGACTTCACACGTATTTTTTAGTAAATAATGATTCTCGGTTACTTAGTTTGGTTTCTTCGTAGATGTATTTTTCAGTTACCTTTGGGTTAAGGTAGCATTTTCGATAAATACCGCTTAAAGTTATATTATATCTTTGCGCCCTACCTTGTTTGTTCCAGTCTTGACCAAAATCAGTTACTTTGATATTTTTTTTATCTGTAAACTTTTGAAAGTCAAGATTAAGATAATTAGGTGCAATGTTTTTATAACTCAACTGCAAATCGACAACTAAAGCATCTATCCATAATCTCATTTTAGCAGCCCATGAAAGGCTGTCTACTTTATTGACTATTTCTGGCATATTAATTATTTCTTTGTTCATATCAGAATGGCAAGTCATCTTTCACTGAATCCGTTTCTTTCTTAGCCTCCTTTTGCATTGGTTCTGTTAAAGCAGCTCCAAAGTAGCTAACTCCGTTTTTGTCTTTGCGAACCCAAAGTCCGATGTCTTTTACTTTGCCGTCTATTTTGATTTGACCTTTGTAGTCAGGGTGATTGTCGGCTGACTTTTTTGTGTTTTTGAAAATTAATCCTGAATTGTCCTTTGTGATTTCCATAGTGTTTAATTAAATAAGTGAATCTAAATTGTTTATTATTTCATTAGCCCAATTTGGGTAGATATTTGACAAAAAAGTATCGTCTTCACCATAATAGTCAATATGCAAAACCCCATTTCTGAAATTAATAGTGAGTTCATATTCTATATTTTCAGCGTATCCATATTCTCCAAATTCAGGACTTTTTACTATTTTGCCTTTTGAAGTTAAATCTATTCTTGTTGGTAAAGATAGTGTATTACTATCAAATACAAATGAATCGTTTTGGTCTTCTTGGTTTGTGAACTTTGTTTTCATTATTGTTTTTTTAGTTAGTGAATTTAGCTACAAATTTAATAATTTTTTAAATAGTTAAGGTATTTTTTTTTCATTTCAATTAATTCATCTTTGCTCCATGCCTTTGTTCTTTGCGTTTCTGATAGCCGTTCCAAATTTTCAACGTATTCAATACCATACCTTTGAATTAATCCTTTTCGATATTCAGTTAAGTTTCCGCTCAAGTACTTATTGCATTTTGAATTGCATTGTTTATGGCAATTAGTTTCTTCAAATATTAATCCAGTAAAAGGATATGCGCTAAAGTAGTGACCACCTGCCCATTGATTCGATTCTTTGCACCCGCAACTTATGCAAGGTTGGTCAAAGTCTCTTTTCCTAATCCAAAGTTGAAATACTTTTTTAGCATCTTTCAGATAATCAGATTTCTTTTTGAGTGATTCTTTGCGCTCTGATTGCCTTTTTTTAGATTCCTTAGCCTGTCGTTCAGCTAATTTACCCTTTGCATAGGTCAAAGCACATTCATAGCCACAAACCGATTGTAATGGCTTTTTAGGCTCAAACTCTATTTTACAAACTTTGCATTTTTTGTTGGCTTTTACCGACATTTGCTTTTATAAGTTATTGATTATCATTAGAACTTCTCTTAGCCAATAGTTGTAGGCAATTACTTGCTTTTAAATGACTGTAATGCTTCACCAAAAGTAATATCAGCTTCTATGTTGTATTCTCTTTGAATGTGTTCGAAAAAAGCAAGCAACTGTTCGCTTCGCCCTACAACACTAAATAACCGCAATATGTGAGGAAGTGCTTCATCAGGGCTTAATACCTTTTCTCGAACTAAATCGAGTATTTCAAGTGTTTTGTTTTCTATTTCCATACTGCGTTTATTATTTTACGTTATCTGAATGACTTTTTATGCCTTATCTCTTATAATTTAGGTTAATGTATGATATATCATCACACATTGTTATCCAAATACTGAATCCCTATCCTTAAATCTGCTTATCCATAACTCAAAAGCACCAGTCTGGATAATCTTCATCTTTTTTGTTTTCAATTAGTTTTGCCATAGGGTCTCCACTTTCAAATACAAACCTCCTAAATCCTCTGTGAAGATTAAAAATAGCAATTCCTTTTTTACCTACTACTTTTTGCCGTCTTATTTTTTTAGTGTGAAATTCGCAGACTGTTGAATCAGGATTCTTTTGGTGTTCTGGTCTGTGATATACCAATATGTTATCCATTTTATTATTCCACATCGCTCCATCTGCAATATCAAAGACATCTGGGCATGGATAATTGCCAGTTGAATCCTTAACCATCATTTTTGGGTGCGCTACAATAAAAAAGTAAATATTGTTTTGTTGAGCAAATCGACTGCAATCAGCTAAAAAAGTTTCTAAATATTTATCAGAGCGACCTCCGCTTTTTGCGTATTCATTTGTCATTTGATTAAAAGGGTCAATTATGCATCCGCTAACCTTTTCCTTAATCACTAATTCCAAAAATCTCTCTTTGATGTATTCAGGGGTCGGACTTATTTCTTTTGGATATACATAGAAAAAATGCTTTGATAGTTCGTCATAAATCCGCTCGTATTCACTTCTGCTAACTCTGTAATTTGAATCTGGTGTTAATTTCATTCCACAATATATTTCTACTAAATCATGGTAAAATTCATGAGCGGGGTTATCCTCTGGAGAAAACAATGCAAATTTTTCCTTATATAGAATAACCCTCATAAGCATATACCACTTCAAAAAAGTTGATTTGCCATAGTTTCCTATTCCAGTCAATAAGGTTATTTCACCTCTTTTTAGCTTAAAATGACTATCAATATCCTCAACTCCTATTCCATAAAGCTGTTCGTAACCGCTATCATAAATCTTTAAAGCATCTGCCTTTACATCTTCTCCAAAAATTACATCTTTAGGTTTTATGTCAGGGTTAAATATATCAGCGTCAATTTCTATTTCTTTTCGATTAACCTTTTCAACAAGCACTTCTCTTTCAAATTGAGCCGTTCCATATTTGGATTTGTTTTGTCTGTATGCAGATTTTACTACTCGTTCCAATTCTGAAAATGGAAAAGAATCACCACCGATTTGAAATTCAAAAGCGCATAAAGAAATTGTATCGCTTTCACCTATCCCAAACCTACAGCAAGCTCCCGCAAGTTTAAAAAGGAATATATTTCTTTCACCAGTTGCAAATGCGTTCCCCTTGTTTATTTGCCATTTTAATAACTTTTGGAAACTTTCTGCATAATTGCTACGCTCATAAGTTGTTTGTTGCTCTATTGCATTAATTTTGCGAAATACGCTTGGTTTTTCAGCTATGTATATTTCGGGGTCGTAGCTTTCATAACATACTCTGCTTTCGTTTATTCCTGAATTGTCTATTTCAGGAAATAATTCTTTTAATGCCTGAAAATGCTCACGATGCTTTTTGCCGTCTGCTATTTTTACAAGCGCCTTTAATCCGTTTCCACTTGGTGAAATCCAACAAGCATAAATAAACTCATTAGCACACAATAAAGATTTTTCATTATTAACATCCTCTAAATTATCGAAGTCTAAACAAATTAGATTTGAATGATTAATCATTCCAATATCCGTTCTTTCTTTAAATTTGCCTGAAAAACAAACACTCGGTAGGTTCTGTTTCAACTTATTGCTACGCTCTTTGTCAAGTTGCGTTCTGATTTCATCAATCTTTTCTTTTGACTTACCAATTCTTATTCGCTCCAAAGCCTTTTGAACTGGAATGTAATTTGGTGTTTTGTCAAAAATGTTTCTGTAAATAGTTACCATCCTGTATCTCCTTCTAAAATTGATTTTGCAATATTGCTTTTCGGTTGTTGTGCGGTTAATTCGTCATTCCACCTTTGATTATTAAAATATGTTTCTGGATTTGGCTGATATTTTTTATCAGTTATGTTTTCTAAAAACAAAGGCAAAGTATCAATTATTTTTTGACGTTCAATATCTTTCAGCGCAATCCATTTTTTTTCACACTTGTTTTTAGCTCCTATCTTTTTATCATACAAATCCCAAAACACACCAAAAGAGATATTTATTTCTTTTTTATTATCACTATCATTATCACTATCATTATCACTATCGGCTTTTTTGGGTTTCTCTGGGTTTTTTTTACTTGGTCTACCTCCGTTTAATCCATTCTTTTTATTGCGCTCAACTACATTGTTATATGTCTGTAAGTCCCTATCGAATTGACTTTTAAAAGGATAAAAAGCCAAATTAACCAACTGGGTTATTTGGGTTTCTTTGGGTTTCTTTGGGTTATGATAGTTATAAATTAACCTAAATAATTGACCGCATTGTTCATCAGTCAATTCATCTAAAATACCCAAACTATCTACGTGAATTATAAATGATTTTTTACTCATACCTTTAATTTATCGTGCAATAAAACAAACTTTTCCAAACTTGAACTTACACCATGAAACATGATATCATTTATCAAATGTGTAAGGATTTGTATTTCTTTAAACTTTTTATTCTTTTGGAGTATCTGAAAAATAGTCTTTACATCCTCAATCTGAATTGTTATTTCAGTATGGCAATTTTCGCACAATGTTATTAAATACTCGTCTGGGGTTTCAATAGGATTTTTAGAATACAAAATATGGTGTACTTGTAATTGCTTGTCTGTACTTTGACAATTTTGGCAAGTGAAATTATCACGCTCAAATATTAGCAACCTTTTCTTTTGCCAGTTTGGGTGCTTTAACTTATAAGAATAATTTTCCATAATGTAGAGTTTTTATATATAAAAGAGGGGTTTCAGGAAACTCTACTAACCCACAGCCAAAGATAGCTATGTTTTTCACCCCTCTATTTAATTTTAAAAATGTCATGTAACGTAGAGTTTTACAATTGCAATACTACAAAATTATTTTGATTCTTGCAAATTTTTATCCAAAAAAGATTTATAAATAATTGAATATCCTGCTAAGTCTTTCAACGTATCTGATATGCTTTCATTCTTTGCTTCTTTACCTTGCAAATTTCGCAGCCTTGCAACTTTAATAGCTATCATTACCATAAAGACCTTTTCCACGTCTATTTTGGCATAATCCGCAGCAAATTCAAATACTTCAAACTCTTTTCCGTAATCGTGAGATTTGGATAGTAAAGTTTCTTCAAGTTCTTTTAGTGCTTTCATTGTGTTAGGTATTCAAGTTCTTTAATCCGATTCTCGATAGTGTTTCTTAATCCGCTCGAAAATTGAAACTTAGGCAGCATTTGGCGCAGTCGGTTACAATCTGTAACTTCTGATAGCTTAACTCCTTTTAAGTCCGCAAAATCAAAAACAAAGTCAGATTTAAGATTCTCGATTTGATTGCCAGTATCATCGTAGGCAATTAGTTTGTTAGATAGTCTTTTTACTTTATACATTTTTTCAATTTTTTTCTGTCATTAGACCTCATTTGATACTCAAAGTAATAACCAGATGTTCCGTATCTTGTCTTGAACTTAATTAATTTTCGGTTGCAATAAAATTTGTGTTTCAGCTCCAGTTCATCTATTCGAGTTGGTAGCTTGACAGTTCCAAATTCTTTCACTCCCTTTAAAGTTGTTAGAACTTCGCCCGAAAGTAAGGCATTAAAAATCGCTTGTTTTTGTGTCATTTTAATTGATTTTATGGGTTAAAAATATTTCAATTCCTAATTTTTCGGATGCTAAAAAGTAGTTATGTGCTATAATAACTACCTCCTATTGTATGCAGGTTTAAAATGATTGATATAGAACCTTTCTGATTGACAATTTTCCGTATGTGTTAAATATTCACATAAATACACTTTGTCAAAATCCCTACAATTTTTCCATCCAGATAACCTAAGTCTTAAATTTGTGCTTCTGCCTACATATATTATTTCCTCATTGTGTGTAAGCATATAAACAAAGTTTCTATATCTTACCTGAGCGGGTATTTTGGGTATTTCCTGCTTACTAATTACAGCACATAACAGCACATTGCCAAAAGTGGGGGGTTCGTGTTTCAAATCAACATTTGTGGTCATATCAAATTCAGTTTTTCAATTAAACATTAATGGTACAAAGCCCCACCTTCGGCAATCTGCAAAACGTTAATTAATACTCGCCACTATCTGACCAATATAATCCCTAATCTTATCGGTGTATTTCCCATCGAATTTCAAATCTGCAGTTATCCTATCCCTCCCATGTATTACACTCGAATGGTCACGATTGTTTATTTTACCGATTTCTTTAATAGTCATTCTACAATATTTACAAGCTAAATAAAAATGGATATGTCGCACCATCACAATATCAGTTAGTCTTGAATTACCTTGTATTTTCTCCATTGTAATGCCAGTAAATTTAGAAACTAATTTCAAAAGTTCCTCATGCTTTACGCCATAATTGGTTATGTCTTTTGGCTCTGGTTTCTTTTTGCCTACCATAAAATGAATATATGAAAATGTCTTAGGCTCATATTCCTTTTCGTAGAATCGAGTAAATGCAACTTGTTTACGTCTGTTTATAATTTGCATACCCACGCTGTTTTATCGTTAATAATTACTTCTCCATCCCAGTTCACCCAGTTAATGTCTTTTAGTTTTTGATACCTTTTTTTGCTCACAAATTGCATGTAGAAAAATTCATCTTCATCCATTATTTTGGCGTTCCTTAATAGTTCATCTGCAACTCCGATTAAAGGATATTTTTCTTCGCAAGTCGCTAAAATCTTATCGCACGTTTCTTCATCTTTTGGAATCTCATGAATAAAATATCTTTCTTCAAGTGGAAAAGGATACTCGCTCCAGTCATCCTGTCCAAACTCTTCAGGTTTAGTTAAGTAGTTAATCAGATAACCATAATCAACTTTCAATGCCATCATTTGCACCTGTAATTGTAAATAATACTTTTTAGCCAGTTTATCGCATTGTTCAAAGTAGTTGAATATTGAGTATTGACATTTGCTGTCAGCTACCCATTTGCCGTCTAAAATAGCATCAGGAGTAGCACCAAGTTTATCATTGACTTTATAGAAAGTTTGATTTGGCTCGCCTCCATAAATAGAGGTGAGTATTTCAATTGCCGTCACTTCGTTAACTATACCATGCAACATTGGTTTTGTGCTAACTTCTTTTTTAAGTCCGTTTAAGTTTTCGGCTATTTCAAAGATATAATTGAGTGCGGTTTTGCCCGTTCCTGCTGCCATCAAATCTCCAATTCTACTTGCCGTAAACATCCCATTCCTATTTTCCATTTAGTTCAATTTTACGTTTAGTGAATAATGCTTTTGATTTGTTTTGCTCAACTGAAAGTAAAGAATCGTATAATACACCTAATTCGTCAAGGTTATTGCATTTAGATAACTTCTTTTGAATGTCTATTAATATAGGGTCATTTGCTGGCATAGATGCTTTATTGCCATCATCATCATCCGCTCCAACATTTAAGAATGATTGCATTCCGTAACGTCTTGCATAAGTGATTCCGCTACCTTGCGATTGCGCATCGTTTACTTTTGAATAGATTATTTCAGTTTCACACGATAGCCATTCGCCACTCTCATGAATCAAAATAGTTTCTACATAGTTTCTACCATCAATACAAATAGTAGGCTGCAATAGTGTTATCTGATTAGCTAATAATGCTGGCATACACGCTTCTCTAATTGCGTTTAAGTCTGCATATTTACTTTTAAAGAATGGATTTGCAGCACCTTTAGATGCCGTTCCCATTTCAGATTGAGCCTTTAATAAGGCGGTTGAAATTTTGGTGATTGTTTGACTTGTTTTCATTTGGTTTATTTAATTTGTTAAGAATTTTGTTCGTGGTATTTCATGTCGTCAATATCTAATTCGTCCATTTCTTGCATCTCTTCAATCTCTGCTTTGAACTTGTCGGCTAAATAATTTTCAATAAGATAAATTCGCTGTAAATCTGTTACTGGAATTAATTCGTCATCAATGTTTGATTCAAGTAATAATTCTGTTACTGATACTCCATTTGGATATATCCTAAAAGTAGCCATAAAGTTGTACCCCTCAAAGGTGAATTCGTAGTCTGTGTGTTTCATTTGTTTTTGTTATTTGGTTAATAATAGGACAAAAATACATTTAATTTCGATAATCAAAAATAAATATCAAACTTTTTTTTCAGTTAGCACTTCATGCTCTTGAATGTCGATGTAATGCATGATAATATTAAGGTTGGTAGCTTGTGTAAGTTGTTGGTCGTTGTTATCCAACCAGCGTTGCAGAGTTCCCTCGCTGCATTCATTAGCGACCATTAATTTGAGTTTTACGCTTCTGTTTTTTCTGATTAAAGAAATTGTCTTTGCGCTCAATTCGAGCATTTTTTCTGGAGTCTTTTTTTTCATTGTTTAATTTTTAGATGATTTGATACGTTAATATACGATTGTGGTTAATTTAATTGGTGATGAAAATGCTCAACCTCATTGATAGGCTGTATTTCTAAGGTTTCTTTTCCGTACAGATAAGCCATTTCGCTAAAGGTATCAATAAGTTCTTTGCCTTTGAGATAGGCTGCGACTATTACTTTTGAGCCTTTTTTTGATGTCCTTACTATTTTAGCCAGTCCATTGATTTCTCTTTTTTTCATTTTGTGCGATTGTGAGAGTGAATATAATTTGCCCATGTATTGAATTCTAATTGTTGTGAATTTTCACACGTTTTAGTTCCCATTGGTTCAAGTTCCGATTTATCGCATTCACGCAATTCAATTAGAATTAACTTAGTGAATAATGCAAGTAAAGAGCCAAAAACAATGGTTAAAATGATTCCGAAAATAATGTATTGTGCTGTCATTTGTTTAGGTTTTAATGGTTAATTTCTAAATGGATTAAAATGCTTTTTAGCGTACCCTCCAGCATTCCGATTATTTTGGCGTGAGATTCTTCATTTTCCCACATATTTTGCGAAGTGCTTAAATTGGTTTCAATGTACTTGATTAATTGGTTTCTTTCTTCGTTTGTCATTTGTTTTGGTTTTATTTAATGTAAATGTGAACTATTGATTTATAAAGAGCGGCAGATGTGTACATACAAACATAATAAGGTTGCGTTGCGGTCGGCTCATTAATTATCTCTAAACAGATTTCCAAGTCTTTATCAAACTGGTCTTGCGTTAAGTGTACTTTTTTTGTTGCTAATGCTGTCATTTGTTTTGGTTTTTAGGTTTTAAAAAATGCAGTGTAGGATGCTGCGCCCCATAATGTTTTATAATTGGTATCCTGATTTTAAAAATCCATCGCCATCTATTACTATTTGGCTACCGTCCGACATTATCTTAGTATCAAAAGTATTTGTTAGCAATTTGCCATAAAAAGAATAGCTTATTTTCACTAATTGAAAAGCTACGATTCCTAATGATAAAAGTTCTGCATCTGGATTTTCTACTCTTTGCAATTTTACTATTTCTAAAGTTTTCATTTGTTTTGGTTTTTGTTGTTATTAATAGGACAAAGATATACCTATTTTTGATATTCAAAAATAAATACAGCAATTATTTTGTTAAAATTTTTAGAATTGGCTGAAAGCCTTGCAGCAGTAGGGAAGAAATTTATTCCCCTAAGTACTCTTCATCGGTTTCGGTCTCGTATATCTCTACTAATTTAAGAGCATCATTCACATTTGACCACGTCTTTAAATAAGGTATGCCCATCCCTTTTATCTTTGTAATAGCATTTGGATAGGTATCACTCATAACAGTTATATTGATTCTTTCGCCTGAATCGTCCTCTACAAAAAATATCCAACAAAAATTAACTGCCAAAATCATAGTCTTTTGGTTTTTGCCAGTCAAAATAGAAAGTTGTTAATCCTTTTTCGTTTTCATTCAAATTGACCTCCATAATGTTGAATCCAGAGCGACCTTTGCTAAAGTTAGTTTGAACCCACTCACTTGCAGGGCTTAAAGCCAAATAATTATTGTAATCGCACCCCTCCATACTCATTGAATCAATTAACTGCAAGTGAGTATCGCCCTTTTCAAACGTGCAGTAATATCCATCTAAATTGTGATGTTTGATATACTCTTTTATCTTGTCTTTTTGCTTTGCATCCAATATTGGTTTAAAGCCGAATTTAAGGTTCTTTGAATCTTTGCCATGTGATAGGATAAAAGCGTGTTTTCCTATGATGTAATGCCCTATAAATCGCTGATAAATGTTATACTCTATTTTTCCGTACTTAGCTTTCAGAATCTCTTTAGCTGAATAATTTACGATATAATCAAAGTCATTCGAGTGGTTTGAATTAGTAATCGAATGAACTACTACTTTAACCCCAAATTGAGTAAGTGAATGATATAACTCGGTCAAGAATTGAACACCCACCCTAAACGCTTTTTTATTATCCATATTTTGAGGCAGGTTATGACCACGTCTAACGGTCATGCCATCCCATCCATCCATAAAGTCACCCAAATTAATTAAGTGAATTTCTTTGTACGTTTCACATTTCGTGAACTGTGAAATACGGTCTAAAATTATTTGCATTCTCCGCATTAATACGCTTTCATTCCACACCTCACCATATAACCCATTGCCGTCTTGATTGGTTTCCATTCCAACGTGTACATCTGTGAATACAACTCTTAAAATATGATTACTTTTGCTTTTTAAAGGCTTTAAAGGTGTTTTATTTAGGTGTTTAAAATCTAATTCTTTGAAAGCTTCTTTGATGTCCTCAATAGTAATTTCTTTATGTTTCTCGGGTTCAGCTATTACCCATTGTTGCTGGGTGTTTAGGTTGGTAGAAATTCGCTTAATTTCAAAGTTTTCAGGGAAAGGAATTATATCAGAAACGCTTTTTTCAACTTGAGATATTATTTCACCGTTCTTTCCAAGTTTGCGCTGTGTGGCTTCCCAACGCTTTTTTGATTTTACAAGATTCGTTTTAACTGATTCAGGATTAATATTAATTCCATCCCTAAATGCTAAGTCGGCAATTCTGCGACCATAAGCCATTAAAGATTCAGTTTCTAACTTTGGAAACTTAGTAACGTAGTCACGAATTAGCATATTTTAGTTTTTGGTTAGGACAAAAGTACAATTATTTTCCTAATCGTATCTTTTCGCTGAATCTTATACCAATTTCAGGCTGTAAATTATTGTTTATACCGCCATTTAAACCGATTAAATGCTTATCTGATATAATCGCATCAAAAGCTACTCCGCCCCTGTAATTTGCCAGCGTTTGCCCTTTTAAAGCCACTCCCCCATAAAGTCCTGCATAAACTTTCACTAAAGATTGTTTCTTTTCGATTGTATTAGTCCGTTCAACTATCTTAATCACATCAGGTTTAAGATTTTTGAACTCCACTGCAACATCTATTATTTCATTTGCCGTTACCGTTGCTGTCATTCTTGCTCTAAATGAATCAGGATGAAAACTAAAGGTTTCAAAATAATTAGTGTCAAGACAATTGACATTATTTGTCAAGACATTATTTGTCAAAGTATCCGTAAAAGGTTTAGTTTTTACTTTTGTTGGTTTGCCTTTTATTAAGGTTATAGTAATCGTATCTTTCACTACTATCGAATCTCTATACTCAACCTTTGAATAAACAACAGAATCGCATATTTTAAGCTCATTTGTGATATAAGCACCCAATAACAAGCCAAGTAATAAAGTAATGCCTAATAAGGCTAAAAGGTCGTAATTTAATCTACGCATTTTGTTTGTGTTTGGTTTCTAAATTTGAGCCTTTATAATTGATGTAGGTAGTTTTGCCAAAGGTATTCTTTTTCGCTATCAAAACCTCGTTATTCAAATTCGTTTCATCGTATCCTATGTGTAACCAACGTGGATTATTGTCATCGCCAAACTCCCAAATCAATTTAGACCATTTTAATCCTGACTTCAAAAGCCATTTAAAGACTTCACCACTAATGTTTACTTTGTCTTTAATAAAGGTTTCATCAAATGCCTGACCTCGTAAATGTTCGCTCTTTGATGCCCCGCCTACCTTATCATTTGTTCGTTTGCACCTGTAAGCTACTGTCGGACTGAATGAGCCAAATTTTGCTCTAATTGGCTCGGCTAAGTTTTCTGCTAACTTTTTTAAATTATTAACTACTTCCAAAGGTGGATTGTACTGCTCGGCAAACCCGTACTTCATTGCCGTTTCTGAAGTTAAAAATTCCGATAAAGAAAAATTTGTAGTTAATTTCATTTTCTTATATTTGTCCTTTCATTTGGTTTTTGGTTTAGGATTGGGATTCCACATCGGAGTCCCTTTTCTTTTTCCCAAAACTCAAAACAGCGTAAACCTTTGGAAAGCATATTTGCTTTTCCTTTGGCATATTTTCTCCAAATAATTTAGTTTCAACTTTAGTTATTCGATTTTCAAAATCATATTGCCTGCTCGAAATTTCTTCTACTTTGTTATAAGTCTTTACTAAAAAAAAGCTAATAATTGCCAACAAAATTGACGTTGGTATATTTACTTCATGACTGGTTTTCATTCGTGTCGTTTTTTTCTTTTCGCAATAAAAATGAATTGTACGCCCCATAGCCATACAATGTCGAACTTAATAAAACAATAGAACCAGTGTCAAATCCATTTACACACGCCACGCAACAAAGTCTTAATGTCGCATAAATTACAATTATCAATGTCGCACTTGTAAAAGATACAAACCGCTCAATTTTCTTTGAACTTAAATAACTTTTTTCTGTTGAAAAAGTCGCATATAAATCATTCCACAATTTCATATTAAACATTATAACTTGCTACTATTGCACCAACACTTTGAACACTTGCAGGATTAGTTGGTATTAAATCTGTTTTGGCTTTTATTTCAGATGACTTAGCGTCTACATTATCTTTGATTAGTTTTCCAAAACTTCCAGCTGTATTAAAATCCGAATCGCTTAATAATTTAGTGAATATTTCTGTTGCAATTAATGCAGGTGTAGTTGAATATGTTCCTACTGTGTTATCAGTTTGCACGCCTGCTACTACGTTACTTGGATTTGGTACAATTAAAGTTCCTGTTAATTCACTTGATGCTCCGTATGTAGTGCCATTCCTTACATCGGTTGTTGCTGGATTTCCTAATGCTGTTCCCGCTGAATATAGAATTTTATTACCTCCACTATTATTTTGAAAAGTCCATTGAACTGTATCGGATGTGTATAATCTAAGAACTGGAGAAAAAATAGCCATTACATTATTATTATTAATGGCTTGTCCTGAAAAGGTCAATGAAGCTGATGTACTTGATAAAGAAACGGCTGCAATTGTATTAGAGGACGTAACAATACCTTTAACTGTAACAATTGATGCAAGGGCACTTGATATTCCAGCAGATACTTGTGATGTAACATTGCCAGTTATATTAATTGTAGCTGCTACTGTTGTATTATTAATCCCAGCACCAGTTCCTGTTCCACCTGTTACATTTCCCGTTACATTTAAAGTTGCACCTGCTGTTATTGATACACCATGACTACCACTTATACCGCCCGTTATGTTTCCTGTTATATTTACAGTTGATGTAGATGTAACTAATAAAGCGAATCCAGAATTATCTACACCTAATAAATTTCCATTAATAACTAAAGTAGTTGCTCCTGATAATACACAAGCTCGTGTGCCAGATGCTGTACCACCTGTTAAATTTGAATTTAAAGTAGTTGTTCCTGTTGTAGCCGTAATTAATAATGCACCTCCATTTGTACCCGATAATATTCCACTTGAAGTGCAATTAATAGTATAACCACCAGTATTAATAGTAAATGTACCCCCTACAGTCCCACCACTTCTTTGAGTAGTTCTAATTGATAAAACAGTTACATTTTGGTCAATTACAACAGCTTTGCCGTCAGCAAAAACATCGTCAGATGATGTAGGTAAAGTTCCTCCATTCCAGTTAGCAGCTGTTGACCAGTTCCCACTTGCTGCTGTGTACCATTTATCTGCCATTATTCTATAATTATAAAGTCTTTAGCTAATTGAAAACATTCATCTAATGTAATTTGTGTTTTTATTTCAGATTTCACATCTACTCTATTGCCATCGGTATCAATATACCAACAAACCATTACTAATGAATAAAGGTCATTATTGCTATTGCATACGAAAGAATATTTATAATCCATATTTTTATTTTTATGTGTAAGTTACTGTTAATCTATCTGTCCATTTTACATTGGTAGCTGATAATGTAGTGACCGTTCCATCACTTGCTACTTGTATTCTATATATTGTCCACACCGATGCTGATTCTGCTGAACCATTTGGAGCTGAACCGCAATAAGAATAAGGTGCTACCCAGTCATTTCGCCTTTCAGAATTTAATTTATTAACTATTGGACTGGTTGCCGTTCCTGTAATTGATATATTTGTACCTGCTGAAACAGAAGTAATAGCGCCAATGTCTAAAAGTGTTTCTGCTCCTGTTCTAAACTTAATTATACCGTTATCAGACACTAAAAATTTATCTGTATCTGTAGTAGCTCCATTTATTGTATCTATCTTTAAAGTTCCTGTAAATCTACCACTTCCACCAACTTGTAAAGAACTTGTAGTATCATCCGTAACAATAGAAGTGCCTAATAAAGTTCTGCCATCATTTAATATTCTTAATCTTGTTCTAATAATAGCAGTTGTTCCTGCCGTTCCAGATGTAGAAGTATTTAGCTGAATGTATCCATTAACTGTATCTGCTTGGAATTGTGCCCCAAAACCTGATTTATCATATATCCATTGTGTGCCATTATATCTTAAATTGCTTCCAAATATAAAATTAGAAAAAGCAGTTTGAATAAAACCGTTATTCCATCCTGTTTGCTCAAGTTTAACATACCCACTAAGACCTATATTAGAAACTAAATATTTATTTGTATTATCCCAAGTAAAATCAGCAGAACCAGTTTGTGTTGCAGTACCATTCCAATAAGCTATCTGACCGCTTGTTCCACTACCACCTACTTTGCCATTAAAAGTTGTCCAATCCGCTGAACTCAAAGCACCTCTATTTGTAGCACTTGCTGTTGGTAAATTAAATGTATGCGTTGGACTTATTGAACTAATCGCAAAATCAGTTCCGCTTGTACCAACCGCTAAATTTTGCACTTGGTCAGTTAATCCATTTAAAGCCGTTATGCCTGTTGAAAATGTAGTAATAACTTGGCAAAGGTGATTATTTTCAGTGTGCAAAGTAATCGTGCGACCGCTATTGTTTACATATATCCTAACTGCTAACCTATCGGTTGCTAATAATGCTGTTTGTGGAACTGCTAAAGCACTTATATATAAATCAGTAACTGTACCATTTGTAATGCCTTCAGGATTTGCTGAATTAGATGCAATTAAAGATAATGTCGTTCCGTTCCATTTGTATAATTCTAAATAAAAAGAAGGCGAACCCCCTCCACTCGAAGCACTAAAATAAGTTTCAAAGTTCCAATTTCCTGCTGGTATTTCTAAAAGGTTTGGAACGCCTGCATCCGTTATAAAAGATTGAATATACCCGTTTGTGTTTATTGTAAAGTCAGTTCCTGTACCCAAGATAGGCGTTCTGTCCATTTCTTTAAATGCTATTCCTCCAAAAGTACCTTGCGAAACCGAACCATTCAAATAAAATGATTGTGAAGCACCTCCGCCTGTTGATGCTGGAAAATTAGCTAACGTACCATCTCCCCTTACATATTGACTAACTAACCCTGCACCCGTTACCGCTATGTCTCCACTTGAAGTAATAGGACTATTTGCGACAGTAAATGCACTTGGCATAGTTAACCCTACTGAAGTGACTGTCCCATCAATAATTTCACCCCAAACGGCTGCGCCTGTTGTCGCATCAGAGCAAACATAAACAGTTCCATCGTCTAATATCCATCTGCTATCTTGAACAAAGCCTTTAGTATCATCATCATTTACTGTTGGTGTGACTGAAAAATTATGGCTCACTTCACGAATTGTAAAGCCGTCTTGCTGCATTATATATTGCCTACCCGCTTCCCATTTTAATTCGTAATCTATTGAGCAAACTAATGCTACGCCTTTTTGACCTCCTAATTCTGCATCTGTTGCCCCTTTGCGTATCCTTGCGTAATTATCAAATTGTATTTGGTCACCGTCTGAAATTGAAATATCTTGCCCGTCTGTTTCATTGTCCTCCGCAAGTACTTCATTAAACGTTGGCGTGTTAACTATTGGATTTGCAGGGTCTGTATTGTCTACTAAGTCACCAGTTACCGATTCTATCCCTCCGCTATTATTTTCAATGTAGTCTATTAAATCGGTTTGGTTTTCAATATCGCCTGTAATATAACCCCACTCACCGCCACCGCTTTGAGTTGACCCTCCAAACTGCAAAGCACCAACCGCACTAACTCGAACTTGGGTAGTTTTAAAATCAATATTTATTTCAGATATTGAATTAGCTTCGATATCTAAAATCTGATTTGAAAAATTAATATTAATTTCTATAATCATGCTATTGCAACAAGTTCGCCTATTTCGGTTTCTGTTAATATTAATCGCTCAAATCCACTATCAAAGTTTTCATTTGGCACATCTACTGAAATCTGAATAAACAATTTTCCAATAGGTATATTAGTAATGCTTTCTTTTGCCAAAAAACATTGGCATTGCCCATTAATAAAAGACGTTATTTCCACTTCATTATCAGATAGCAAAAAGTTAGCTAAAATATTGCTTTTCATTTGATAGACTTTAACTTCAATTTCTTCAACTTCAGTTAAATCTAACGGCTCTGAATTTACTGCTAAAGCAAACTTCAAAGTGTGGTCTGTGCCAATTGGTATTCTTATTTTATCTGCCATTTCCTATTCCTAATACTGTGAATTGATTTCTTTTCTTTCTCGCTCTGCATAATTCAACTTCATATTTAACTCCGTCAAATGTGCTTTTAACTCTGTCTAATTCGTTTAACATTCTTGTTCTGTAAACATCTGATTTTCCTTTAAAGTTTTGCAACATTTCAGCACGTCTTTTATCAGATACTTGTCCGAATCCCTCTTGAGTATATTCCTCTAATCCGAATTGAGTAACGTGCAATCCATGAAAAGGCAAATAACGTACTACAGTTGCCGTTGCTAACCATTTTTTTACAAAGTTGTAATAGAAATCCATTAACTCATACGAAGTCCAAAATTCAGCATCTTCTGGACTTGTTGTTGTTTGTTCTAAAGCTATGTAATAAGCAGAATTATAAAATACTTTCGCACCCTCTTCATAAGTACGACCATTTTTAAATTGAGAGTAATTAGCTTTTACTGCTTCGTTTATCGCTTGGTATAATTCAATTTGAATTAAGTTTTGCAGCTCGATTTCCTGAGCATCTATAACGTGAAGTTTCAAATCACTTTCATCCGTATTTGGCGAAAGTGCAAGAATCGGAGTTATATCCGTAATCCCAATCCATGCAAATAAATTGTTTATCATTTTACAATGTCTTTAGTTATACCAAATTCAGAAATAGTCCAGTCTATTTGACCGCCAAACATATTCCTAAACGCTTGCGTTATTAATCTTTGAACTGGATTAACTGTTTGCCTAAGCATTGCCATTGCCTGCTTAATAGCGTTATCATTGCCTAAAACAGCCGCCTCTGCATATCCTAACAAAACTGGATGCACTCCCCAAAGTCTACAAACGGCTCTCTCTATTATATCTCTTTTTGAATTACTTGCTTCTAAAATTGGTTTAGGGTCATTGCCTGAAAATATTGGTGCTTGTTCCGCCATTTCAGCAAAGTTCACCAATACTGCAAAACGTGAAGTTAATCCGTCTTTGTTTTTCTTCATGCCTGTGAACTGCACCATTTCGCCCTCTATTCTTTGCCTATCCGTTAATCCGTCTTCGCCTTTTTCGTTGTCATCAACGCCAAAGAAAGTCATAACACCACCTAAATTAAAACCATTTAGAACCGCTTCATAATCCATTTTAGAAAGTTCTGATGAAGTCTTTACATCTTCAATACTCGCTAAAAAATCAGGTATTGCATAAACATCCGAATCAAAAGGATTGCCGTCAAACACATAATAAATTTCGCCATTAGAATTGAAGTCTGTGATGTTCTTAGTCATGGCTTCAAAACTTGCTACTTCACCCTGAAAGTCTTGCAACTTAATCCATGCGTTTTTATCTAACTTCTCAAGTCCAATAGTTGGATTATACATCCAGTTACCATCTAAAGACTTTCTAATCTTTTGGAACGGCATTAAGGTAGCTTTTCCAACTCGCCCATTGCCTAATCTCGAAATATGAAACACCGCACAATCCATATAAGCAAAAGACAAAGCAGATTTTGAAAGTAATTTATCAGCTGTTTCTTTTTCATTCACTTTAAAAAAAGATGCTTGCTCACTTACGAACCCATCGGACTCTATATACTCTGCATATTTTTTAGCTGCTTTTTTTGCCGTTCCTGAATTGTTTATAATGTCGATTATCTCTAAAGGCAAGTTATCATTCCACCCAAATTTATGGTAGCCTAATGCTTTGTTCTCGAATGTAGTAGGGAGTATATTCCTAAAATGTACTTTTGATGTTTTTTTGAATTTACTCATACAATATTCTGATAGTTTACAAACTTTTCTTTAATAGTTGAAACACCTTGTGGATGTATCACCAATTTTTTATTCGGCTTAATGCAAAGATATTGTTTTTGGTAGTCAATATACATAGCATCTACTATTTTGTTAGCCTTACTTAATAAATTAATTAAATTGTTATATGCTCTCTTATGCACAACGTAAGCAAATGCGCCCCATGTGTAGACTTGTTTGGTAAAAAACTTGTCATAATATTGCGGAGGTCTACCAAACGAACCGCCTAAATAAAGGATATGGAAATTATCGGGAAGTTCCGATAAATACACTTGAAAATCTTTACTAAAACTATCAGTAAAAAGCACATCATCCTCAAATATAGCTACGCACTCAAATCCTTGTTTCTTTGCATATTTTAACGCCTTTAAATGCGATTGGATACAAGCGTACTCATTATCAGTAACGCCTGCTATTTGGCTTTTAATCTCTTTGCCGTCAATGGCTTGTATTATTTCGATTTCGGTGGTCGACCCGCTTTCTTTTTCGTAACCAAAACATCCCTTTTGTTTGGCTGCGCTGGCAAAGAAAGATTTTCGCCTGTCGGAACTTCGTTCAAGGTTGATAACGACTCCAGCGACTGGATAGTTAAGGGGTTGTCTTTTTTTTTGACTGCACTTAATTCAACAAAACAATGCCCATAGTTATAAAGTTTGGCAATTTCTACCTTTTCATCTGTGATATTATCAGCAGTAATATTGATAAGACTCCAATTGCTATCTCTAAAATTAAGTTCACCAATGCCGTCTTTTAGTTTGTACTTTGAAAAATTCATATAATTAATTAAATGTTTACTAAAATTCTTTCAACTCCAAATATAGTATCTCTTTTCAATATTTCATAATTCATGCTATTTAAACCACTTTTTAGCCATGTTTGTCCTGTTGCTAACACTAAGTGTTTATTTACTTTATATTGGTCTGTAATAGGCTGTTTTTCGTGTGCTAAAGAAAAGTATCTATGTTGCTCAAATTTAGTTTCTATTCCTGCTAAAATAGTTCTATTGAATAAGTCATCATCTTCACCACCCCATCCCCAAAAATCATTGCTGAATCCGTTGCATTTTAAAAATGAATCTGAATCAAAAGCAGTAACCCCACCAAAGCAAGTTTCATAAGGTACTTTATAATTAAATTGCTCACATAAACCTGAAAAGTGATAAGCCCCTTTTATCGGTTTTGAGTAATGGTCTAAATTATGAGCTAATAAATCCACATCGTGAAAACAAACAAGTGAATCTTTTGTTTCATTAAAACCGATATTAAAGAGTTTTCCTCTGTTAAATAGCTTTTTATTAGCTTGTTCTACTACCAATATATCAAAGCCCTTGTAATGGTCTACAAACCGCTTTAAATGCGATTCTCTGTTTCTATATGGTATGATAATTTTCATCGGTTAATTAATGCCCATTCATAACACCTGTCTATTCTTTCAGTTTGCGCTACATCTTTGCCATATTCTCTGCTATACCATGAATGTATGCCCATCGGTTTGTCATTAATCTTAATTACAGTACTGACCCCATCCGTACTTTCTATATCAGTGAAATTAGCACTCACAAAGTTATCATGCAGCCAATATAAAAACCCTGCAAATGGCTCGTTTAAGTTTCCATTCTTTTCAACTTTATTTGCGTACTGATATTGTTTTGAATTGTCGAATGAAGCTATTTTAGTTTTAATCAAATCCACATTAAACACATTGAAAAAAGGATTAACATTGAAAACAGAATTATTTCTGTGGCTAATTATACCGCCATCAGGAACTCCGCAATATGCATAACCTTTTTCAACCATTGTGTTTATTACATTGTCTAATAAATCTTCATTCACAATAAAAAAATCTTCATCTGCATTTACTATAATGCCTGAAAAGTTATGAGTAAACAAATGCAAAAGATAATCTAATGCACCGTTATAGCCTTGAAATTGTTTACACTGAATAAAATTATTATCGCTTTGCCAAAGTCCTTTAGCAAGTGTGTATAATTTTTCATTTGCCGAGCGTGTTACTATTGTTTTAACCATTGATTCTATTTTTTATCCATTCGCAAATCTCAAAGTGTTCTGATTTTTGAAACTCAATAAGTGCTAATTTCAATTTGTACTTTTTATGCTTTTCGTATTCAGCATTTTCGACATCAAACTTACCAATATTTTCCCGATAATATTTTTTTATTGACAAATGAGCATCTATTAAACAACTGCTGCATTTAGTGTTTAATTCTTTACTATAAATTTCTTTATAATAAAATGCTAACTGTGTAATTGGAACGTCATAATATGACTTACTAACAACGTCTTGATAAACCTTTTCTAAGAATTGAATTGTTACCATAGGACAAAAATAAAAAAAGCCCACAATAATGTGAGCTTTTTTCTATCTAAATTAAAAACTATAGTACTGGAGCAGAAATAGCATTCAAATAAGCTATCGAACCCGCCAAATCAGTAACTAAGAAATAGTCAGGAAGTGTAGTTTGGTCACCCGCTGCTGTGAAAGTTATCGAAGTGTCATCTTGTAAAGCAGTTCCAGTTCCGCCCGCAAGTGCCGACATCTCCATTCCTTTGTCCAATCCGTAAACAAGTATTTGCCCATTTTCAGTTTGCAAAAATGCTACCATTTCATCGGCATTTACTAAAGTTTCGATTGCTGTTTTTTGTGTTGGAGTTTCAGGATAAATTTTGAATACAACTGTATGCTTAACAAGGTTTACATTATCACCTACTACTCCTTCGATTGCTCCGCTGTTTTTGTTTTTCTTTGAAGTAATAGTTGCTAATTTATAAGTTGTCGAACCATTAGCAGCCATTGTGATTGTGTTCACATATCCATTACCATCTTTTGTATAAGATGAAATTTGTTGCTTTTGAGTAAGCCAAATTCTTTTGTCTACTCCACCAACTTGATTTTCAGCTTCACAACTGATTCCTATGCTTCTTATATCGTCTACGCAATTTGCCATTTTATTTTATTTTATAAGGTTAAAGGGGGCTATTAACCCCCTATTAAATATTTAGAATCCCGCGATTACGTTATAGAAACCAAAACGGTATACATAGTCAACCATTGCAGATGCAGGGCTGTAAACTACGTCGTCTTTTCTGTCATAGAACGGGTCAATTGCTTCAAATCCTGTTCCATCTAACATGATGTCATGGTTTGCACCGATTGTAAGAATAACTCTGTTTGGACTTACTGTTGATGCAGGTGAACCTGTAGTATCAAACAATTTCAATCCTCTGTCTACAAAATCCACTACATAAAAAGGAATTCCGTTGTAAGAAAGTTCGTTGATTCCTTTAGTGATGTAATCAGTTTGGATTATAGAAGTCAAACCAGTTTGAGTTTGCAAATAACGCTTCCATGCTTTCGCTACTGAACGTGTTACAACTAATACTTTTTGCTCATCAGGAATTTGCAACAACTCATCTGTTTGTGCATCGTAGATTTTGAACATTGTAGCTTCGATGTTTGTTGGTAGCAAATCATTGTCAGTAATAGTTCCCGCATCAACTGTGCCATCATTTGCTGATACACCTGCTAAAAGTGATGCATAAACTCCGTTAGCGCCTGAAAGAAATGGAGTTGCGTTGCCTGAAGATGCTAAGAATGTTCTAAGCAACAAACCATTGTTAAGAGAGTTTGATTGCTTTTCAACTATTCGAGAAATTAATTCAGGATACAATTCGCCTTTTCTCCAACCGTCAGGAAGTTTGTCACCAAATACAGACTTAACAAAGTCAGTGTAACACTGTTGAAAAGAAAGTTCAATTTCAACTGGCGAAAGTGATTTTTTATTAATTGGAGTTCCCTCTTGATATTCCCATCCACAAGCCTCTTTCAAAGTTGGGTTAGCTGTGAAAATAGAATCGAAATACAATTCTTTTCCAATTTTACCAATGTGAACATTAAAAGGAAGTGCGTTTACTTTTGGGTCATTCAAAAGCGGTGCATAAAATAGCTCGTATGCTATCGAGTTGTTTTCGGGTAATGATGTAACTGCGTTCATTGTTTGTTTGTTTGTTTGTTTGTTTTAAAAATTTATTTCTTTGATTCTCTTTCTGCCTTTTTCTTTTCTGCTAAAAGTTCCATTGCTGTTTTAGCAACTTCTTCTTTTGCTGGTTTGCGACCGCTATTTTGGTTGCCCTCTGCTTTAAAGTTTTGTCCCGTTACTAATAACGCTTCAAACTTTTTGATTTCACCCGCAAAGTTTTGCAACTCTACTTTGGTTTCATTTAGCAAAGTTTCTTTTTCGTTTACGATTTCATCTTTAGCAACTAATGCCGCTTCCAATTCTGCTATCTTAGCGTTCAAAGCCTCAACGTCTGCTGGCTCTTCTACTGCAATGATTTCAACAACTACACCGTCTAACACAACAAAGGTGCTTTCACCTACTGTGTGATTGCCGTCAGGTGCTGGTACTGTCATCGCTTCATCTGTGAATAAAGCCGTTCCAACTTCTACAGCATCCGCATCGAAGTAAACTGTTACCCCATCTGTTGTTTCTACCATAGCGTTTTTAAATAGTTTCTTTGTAAGTTTTGCAAGGAATCCTTTTATCCCTGTTAACTCTGCTTGTAATTCTTTTGTGTCTGCCATTTTTGTTTGTTTATTGTTAATTAAATATGCCGCTATCTTGTATTTTGTGAATGCCTTTACTTCTCCACCAGCTACTTCATCTGCAAATCCGTTTTCGATTGCCTCTTTAGCTGAAAGTGTTGTTTGTCGGTCAAGTAATGGAGTTAAATCCTCCACTGATTTTCCAGTTATTTCAGCGTAAAAGTTTTTAATCTTGTTTTCTGCTGCTTTCAAATCCTCATGCAATAGTTCTAAATCTTTCGCTTCCATAGGGTCGGGTGCTGTCGGTTGCCAAAATGGATTGTGTACAAAAAATTCAGAGTTTGAGTACATATATCTTTTGCCCTTTTTACCCGCTTGGTAAATAACAGTAGCAATAGAACCACACATACCATTCACATAAGTATTTATCGTGCCGTCAAAAGCCATTAAGCGGTCATATATTGCGAATCCCTCAGTAACAGAACCGCCACCGCTATTAATAAAAACATCAATTTCTGTTGCGCTGCTTAAGTTATCTAACTTCTGGTTTAAGTCGGCAAGTGAAAATGATGATTCATTAAAAAAGGAATCAGAACCTATATAACCGTTAATGTAAATTTTTTCTTTTTTCACAATACAAAAATATTGCTATATTTGTGAAGTATTTTGATTAAGGCTAACTATTTAAAAAACAATTAAGGCTAAAAATTATGAAGGACTCTATTAAGTATCTTATAGGCTATTACATAACCTTTTTTTCGGTAGCTTACTTCACTTCATCTTTTATTTCATTTAGTCCTAATCCTTTGGAATGGGGCGAAATTTCACGACTTTTGTTTCTTGTTATACTTTCGGTAGCAATCAAAACAAAACATGGATAAAAAGAAAAACCCAAACTTTTCTAAACAAAGAAAAACTACATTGCCCCCTTATTGGGATTCTAAACTCAACTTTATTATTTTCAATACAGGAATAAAAGAAAGTGAGTTTATTAGAAAAGCAACTATCAAAGAAATCGAACAAACAATTTCTAAAGTTCCGAAATAGCAACGGACTTATCCACGTTTGTTTCAAAGTTTCTAAACTCCTCAAGTACTAATTTTTGTGCTGGCATAGCAGACACCGCTTGCATCATTGCTTTTTCAGTTGCATTGCGTGCCATTAAATCACTACCTGCATTTCGTGTTGAGTAACCCCCATCGCCCGTAGGAATAAATCCTGTTGCAAATCTTTTATTGCCCATTTGAAAGTTAGGTCTATTGCCCACTGCTAACTCCATTTGCGCTAATATCGGTGCAAATCTTTCGGTTGCCCTTGCTGTGATAACTGATTCACCTCTTGAAAGTTTAGCATCTATTGAATCACTTGTTGCCGTTCCCGCCCCCTCTAATCCGATAACACCTGTGGCAAATGCTGGCTTTGGTGGCGCAGGCTGTGAAGCTATAACTGCTATTTGTGCAGCTCCCGTTGCCGCTGCAAGTGCCGACAATATAGCCCCCGCAAATGGCACTGGATTGGCAAATTGAGCAATTACCGCCTGAGCTGTATTAATTATGGTTTGAATTATTGACGTCGCTTTATTGGCTTGAAATT